CATGATGACTGCAGGTCCAGCTGCTATTCGTGATAACACCTGTATGTACAACTGCAGCTACCTACCCGTAGATGATCCTAAGTCTTTCGATGAGGCTATGTTTATCCTGCTCTGTGGTACTGGTGTTGGCTTCAGTGTCGAGCGGCAGTTTGTTCAAAAACTTCCTGAAGTACCTAAGCTGTTCGTCAGTGAGACTACTATCGTCGTCAAGGATAGTAAGGAAGGTTGGGCTAAAGCGTTCCGTCAAGTTCTTGCTCTCCTTTGGGCTGGTGAAATTCCTCAGTGGGATATTGGTTTAGTTCGTCCTGCAGGTGCAAGACTTAAAACATTCGGTGGTAGAGCATCAGGTCCAGCACCCTTGGTTGACTTGTTTAACTTTACTATCAAAGTTTTTAAAGATGCACAAGGCCGCAAGCTATCTAGCATTGAGTGTCACGACATCATGTGTAAGATTGGTGAGGTAGTTGTAGTAGGTGGTGTACGTAGATCAGCTATGATTAGTTTATCTAACTTGTCTGACGATCGTATGCGTCATGCTAAGTCAGGTGCATGGTGGGAGAATGATCCACAACGTGCCTTAGCTAATAACTCCGTGAGTTATACAGAGAAACCAGATGCGGTATCCTTCATGCGTGAGTGGATGGCACTGGTAGAGTCAGGAAGTGGAGAGCGTGGTGTATTCAATCGTCAAGCAAGTAAGAAGCAAGCTGAAAAGAATAGTCGGCGTGATCCTAACTATGAGTTCGGGACTAATCCGTGCAGTGAGATCATACTTAGACCGAATCAGTTTTGCAATCTTACTGAGGTTGTGGTACGTGCAACAGACACTATCGAAGATATGGAACGTAAGGTTAAACTGGCTACGATTCTGGGAACTATACAATCCACCTACACCAAGTTTCCATACTTGCGTAAGGTGTGGAACAAAAACACAGAAGAAGAGCGTCTGTTGGGTGTGTCACTTACAGGGATAATGGACAACTCCTTGATGACTATTAAGAACAAAGGCTTGGAGAAGACTCTTGAACATCTTCGTGGGATTTGTGTTTCTACTAATGCTGAATGGGCTAACCGTCTTGGTATACCTGTTGCTGCTGCAATTACATGTGTCAAACCGTCGGGGACGGTATCGCAATTGGTGGATAGTGCCAGTGGCATACATGCTCGCCATAGTCCCTATTATATCCGTACTGTGCGTGGTGATAATAAAGATCCCCTAACACAGTTCATGACTGATCAAGGCATCCCTAGTGAGCCTTGTGTTATGAAGCCTGACCAAACAACAGTATTTAGTTTCCCTATAAAGTCTCCGAAAAATGCAGTGGTGACTGAAGATATAACAGCTATTGAACAACTTGAGACTTGGTTAGTGTATCAACGACATTGGTGTGAGCATAAACCCTCAGTGACAATTAATGTACGTAAGGATGAATGGTTCGAGGTGGGTGCTTTTGTGTACAAGCACTTTGATGAGATGTCAGGAGTATCCTTCTTACCTTATAACGAACACACTTATCAACAAGCACCTTATCAAGAAGTAGATGAGGCTAAATATAAAGACTTGCTTTCTGTTATGCCATCTGCTATTGCTTGGGGTGAGTTGGCTAATTATGAGAAGGAAGATAACACAGTATCAATGCAGACAATGGCCTGTACAGGTGATGTTTGTGAAATGGTAGATATAACGTAGGAGAAATAAAATGTATGTTCTAGTGCTTATGATGTTTATTGAAAATAAGTATGTACTACAAAGTCACGATACTTTTTTTACAAGTCAGATTGCTTGCCATCAGTTTGCAACACCACTTAAAAAAAGACTTATGGACACTAGACCTTCACCTAATTCTGGTGTACAATACTATTGTTTTGAAGTTCCTAAAGAGGTTTAAATGAAATACGACCCAGTAAACAGTCCAGCACATTACAAGTTAAGTGGTGGTATAGAGTGTATTGATTATATTAAACAGGTGCTAACCCTTGATCAGTTCATTGGTTACTGTCATGGTAATATGATTAAGTATCAACACAGATATATGTACAAGGGTAATCCTGTTCAGGATATGGAGAAAGCAGAATGGTATCTAAACAAAATGTTAGAGGCAATGGAGGAAAAACACAAATGAAACCTTACGAAGAAGGTATAAAAGCTTTTAGAGAAGGTGACTTAGGTAATCCTCACAAGTTAAATACTAAGCAGGGTAGGGAGTGGGAGATGGGCTTTAATAAAGCTTACTTTCGTAACTTAGAGAGAGTTAAACTAAATGAACAAAAACAGAAAGAGTCTTGAAGAAGAGGCCAAAAGTTACAGGCAAAAAAAGATAAAGCCACCGCTTAAAAACAAAGCACTTACTTCTCGTAGGTACTTAGCTGGTCAAGCGATGGCTGCTTTGTTATCAAGATCTCCTGGTCATGTTCACAAAGGAGATATAAAACGTGAGTCATATGATTGGGCAGACTTCATGTTAGAGGATGATGAGGATTAACTACCTATCAAATGTTGGAAGTTTAAACTGTAAGTTACCTGCAATATTTATTAAGACTTGACGACGATTCAATTCATCCTCAATACTTTCTGAATCTTGCAGGTATTCTAATGAAGTCTTAAACTTACCTTTTGAAGCTAAGTTAGCTGCCTCGTTGAAGTAATCTTCTCCGAACTCATTTCTTTTTAGAAAGTAATTGTTTCGTATAAAGCCCCTAGCTTTTACAGGTTGATTGTTAGCTAAGTCAGTAAAGAAATCTTCAGCTTGTTTTTTGTAAAACTTTATCTCTTGATCTATGAAGCCTTTTAGGGCTTCTTTTTTTCTATCTACATTTTCAATCTCATCATAAGTAAGCCCTGAGTTAATACCATCAGGATACACATAACTATTTCTGAAAGCATTAAAGTTTTTACTTAGGTTTTTAGCTAGTTTAAATCTTACAACATAATCCAAAGAGGTATTAGGAATCCTAGAGTTCTTATATATATCATACTCTTTGATATTTAATTTGTTTAATTCTCTTTTAAGATCAGTGATTGGTGGTGAATCAGCTAAACCTGTAAAGGTTTTATTCAGTGGGTTCATCTTACCTACTGGCATAGGATTAACAATACTATACAAGTCTATATCTTTATTAGGTTCACCCATAAAAGACTGAGTATACTGCACAGATTCATAGTCAGGTAAGAATCTTGTAGCTTGCATAGCAAAAATACCTGAGGCCTCTTCTTGAGAGGTTGGTTGTATGCCTTCAGAAAGACTTCTTACATAAGGTGATCCAGCAGACTCATAGTTAAATTGCCCTTGAATATCTCTTAAGGGTGTTAGGGGGTAAGTAAAAGTAGATAAAACATTACCTCCTATCTTTTGTACACCCTCAGTTCGTCTACCTTCAGCAAATGAATCTATAACTTCTCTAATACCGCTGAGATCAAAACCCATATCATTCAACCCACCAGCAACGGCTAAAGATTCATTGATCATGCTGTCTGGTAAAGCTAAACCTTGATGTTTTCTGTAGAGAAGATCTCCTATAAATACTGGTGCAATGATAAACCCTAAAGAAGAAGCTATATCTGTTTCACCTTTGATAGCAGTTTCAAGAGATTCATAATCTATCTCTCCCTCTTTACTTGCAGCTAGATGATAACCAGCAAAAATTAAACTGGCACCTGTAAACTGCCTTACTAATCTATCCTCTTGAGATTTATAAGGGTCACCAGTATATGTAAAAAAACCTTTTGATGAAACTGCTTTACCATCTAAAGCTGCAGTTAAAGCACCAATTCCAGGTGTATAGTCTGCAATCATTTCAATATGATTTGCAACGTAACGAGGAAAAGGTACACCTAAAACTCCAGAAAAAAGAAAAGGTATTCTTTTACTTGTAGTAGAAGCTATTCTAGCACCTTTACCAAACAAAGAATCATCGTTTACATATGTTCTTTGCATTGTAAATCTATTAGCATCATCTAATGCCTTAGCTACAATGCCTTCATCTAGTTTATCCAGACTTCCTGTTGTAAGTATAAAGTCTTTTACATTAGTTCCTATGCTCTTGTCATTTAAGGTTCTTAATTGTTTATCCAAACTACTAAAAAATGCTGCTTCCTTAAAGACAGTATCTGTAGCAGTGTTTACAATATTTACAGCACGACCTACCTTAGCTAGACGAGATTGACTCTGACCACTAACTTCTGTACGGAGAGTGTCATGAAATGTTCTAGCATAAGCTTCTGGCATTTCTTCTTCAAGCATTTCTCTTGCAACTTTTGCAGATACACTGTCAAAACTTAATCCACGTAGTGTGGAAGTCATACGCATTAAGACATCTCCAGGTTTGTAATCAAACTCACCCCGTGCTGTCGTCATAATACCTCTAGCCATACCTCTGTAGAACTCATCTACAATTTCTGTTCCAGCTAGTAACCCAGTGGATGTAACGTTTCTTGCAGTGGTAGCAGGTTGAGAAGTCATGAATGCGATACGCATTTGATCTAAGTTTCGAAAAAAATCTAAAACAAATTTACTAGCACCTTTTCCTGCAGAGTTATTTACTACATTCTCTGCAAGTTCAGCTGCTTGAATATCACTAATAGTAGATAGTTTAGTTTCAGCAATAGCCTTTAAGTTGTTCATTGCACGATCTGTAACTTGTTTATCTACAGCCCTAGAAATCTTTGAAGCTTCTGCAAGTTTTTTACCTGCATTAGAAAGATCAGCTAAGTAGATAAGAGAAAACTGTTCTTTTGATAGATTATACTTATCACGAATATCAGGAATAATTTTACGTACATCTACAACACCTTCATCAATAGCCCCTGCGACAGCAGATGTAATTCTTTGATTAGGTTTTAAGTCTAAACGTTCACTAAGCTCGATTGTCGCTGCAGTTATAGATCGTAAAGTAGTTAAATCTAAGCCAGAGCTTAAGACATCATTAGCATCTGTGTTGGAAAAGCTTCTTAATAGTGCTTCACCCATACTAACTCTTTTAGGATCTAGCGGTTCCCTAATAACACCTGCTTGCTTATCACCTTTACGTGCAGCTAGAGTAGCTTCAAGATCTAACACAGTATTTATAGCAAACTGTTTACTCTCTTTACTTGCACTACTGATTTTTTGATTAGCTACTTCACTAGCTTTTTTTGCATTAGCTTTGTTTAACTTTTTCTGAGCAGCAAGAAGTTCATCTACATTAATACCCTTACGCTTAGTTAAATAAGCACCTGCAGCGCCTCCTACAGAGCCAAATGCAGCACTCATAAGGGTGTCCTTAGCTAGGTCACCTGTAGTGTAGTTAATATCAAGAAGCTCATCACGAACCTCCCCAGCACTACCTGCAGTAACTGCTCCAACTGCACCTTCAGTAGCAGCTCCAGTTGCTGCACCCTTAAGCATTGCACTTTTAGTAAAGTAATCTTTAATTCTGTTTCTTACAGAGATCTGTGCAGATTTAGTTGCAGCCTTTGCTCCTGCTTTAGCTAAACCAAAACTACCCATACCTAGATAGGTTGAAGGGGACTTTAATAAAGCCTCTCCAAAGTCTGCAGCTGCAACTCCTACACCTGTTCCTGCCTCTGCAGAATTATCCCAAGCTTGGATAAGGTTACCAAAAGACTCTTTACCTTCACTAGAAAACTGTTTGTTGTTTACATAGTTTAAGTCTTTGACAGCAGTAGCATCATTCCAAGACTGGAATCTCATATGTTCAGCAAACTTTTTAGCTAAGTTTTCATAACCCTGCTCTTGCATCTCTTCTCGTGACATTTTATATCTGCCACCAGAAAAAAACTTAACTAGATCAACTTTAAAATCATAGTTATCGACAAGATCGACAAAACTTTTTTCTTCTATGTCTTGTAAGTATGAGGTCATTAATACTTCCTATGGGTATGGAATAGCAAAATTAAGGGGGTTTGGTTTATCTTTATCTTCCTTAGTCATATCCTCTGTACCTGTTGCCAGTTCATCTTCTACTGAGGGAGGTTTTACTGGGGTAACGTTAATAATATCTCTCCAATTAGGAATTACTTGTATTTCAGAAGGTGGTTTAGCTAAGGTCATAGACTGATAGGCAATACCATCAGCAAGATCCATGAGTCCTGCTACAGGTTCTTGTTTAGTATCAGAGTCGTCATAAATAGATTTATAAGCTTTAATAAGCTCACGTTTAATTCTACCAATATGAGGTGCATCATCACCTTCATAAAAAGAATCACCAGTTTGTGGATCTCTCTTAACTAAGTTTCCAAAGTTACTTGAAATAATACTATCAACTAATCTATTAATAGTGTTTGTGTCCTCTGGAGTTAACACTTTAAGACCTCTAAAATCTAAGTCTAAAGGATCAGTTGCTACAGGTGTATCACTATCAAACTCTGCTAATATTGATTGAGCTTTCTCAAGGCTACCTTCTGCTGAACTATATACAGCATTGATAAATCTATCAGCTATTTCAGCAGAATCAAAATTTGTATTTTGACTAGCCATAGTTTGTAGTATTTCAGCCCTATGTTCTGGGCTAACCTTTTGAATAACAACTTCACTAATCCTACGAATATTTTCCCTGTTTATATCACTGTCATCCATTTTAGATAACCTAGATAGTTGAGAGTCGAGTTGACCTGAAGCATCTAAAATTATAGCAGCTTCCCTAGTAAAACCAAAACCTTCTGCCATTCTTATTTTAGCTACCCGTTCTCCTCTTTTTTCCCTAAGAGTTTTAAGCTTATCCATACCAGTTTCAAATATATGTTGACGTTTAGCCAACTCTAATTTTTCGGCTATTTCTCTACGAGCATCACGTAACTCCATATCACGTCTAGCAGCACCAGCAGTTACTTGTTTCCAATTAAGATTCAACATTATCGTTACCTCTACTCATTAAACCTTTGGGTTTCTGTTCTGGAACTTTTTCTGATACAGGTTCTTCTTGAACAACTTCAGACATTTCTTGTATTAACTCATAGCCAGAGTCTTGCTCATCTTCAGGAGTTTCTTCTAACGCACTTTTAAGGAGGAGATTTACTTTACTATTTATTTTACCTTCTTCGTCCTCAGTAAAGAACTCTTTAAAATTAATCTCAGCATCTTCTGCAATGCTTACCATATATTCATGGATTACAGGGGCGACAAGCATACTTACATCTACTGTATGTTGTCCAGTCATAACAGCACTGGTTAAAAAGATCTCAACTAAAGTACTTATAGGCATACCTGATTCAAGTAATAGAAGTAAGTTGTCTATAGAATCTTCTTCAGTTAGCTTGTTTAAGTGGAAGGTAATAACTTCATCTACGTCTACCATTTGTGGAGGATTTTCCCAAGGGTAGTTTTTAGGTTCTCTAGTTAAAGATTGTCCAGGGATAGGTCCAGCAAACATTATTTATTTCTCCTGTAGTAGGCCTCAATACTTGCCTTAGTTATATGGCCAGTCTCCTTGTCCCTCCAACCTGGATTTTGTTTCCAAGCTTTAGAGCCTTTTTTATATATGATTGTGTTAGGAGATACATTTCTTTTAGATGGTGCAGCTTGTAATACACCTAAGCTGTAGCTTCCATCGTAACCCCACTTATCTAAATATTTCTCATACAAAGATAGTTGAGATGAAGCTGGCATGTCTCTAATTTCTTCTGGGGTAAAACCTAACTCACCTGCAACGGTAGGTGTAAATTGAAATAAACCTGAGGCATTTGTGTCTTTGTTTTTAGCAGCAGGGTTAAAGTTAGATTCACCATCTATAATTCTTAAAAGTTCATAACGAGAAACTTGTGGATATTTATTTAAAAAATTTTCAAAATTATCTTTAAAGTATTTATCTTCAAACAACTTTGCAGCTTGCTCATTTAAACTTGGATCTAAGCCACCTTCATCTCTAGATTTAGGACTAATTTCTCCTAAATCTTTTTCAGGCTTAGGCATGTCGGCCATTGCTTTTTCTCGTGCAGAATACAAGCTTTGTAACCAGCTGTCCACTTTTTTATCGGGTGTCTCTTCTTTATCATCTTGAAAATCTTCTTGCAAAGCAGCATCAATACTTTTCTTCATAAGTCCTGTGGATATTTCAGACTGTTTTCTTATTCCAGCTGTACGAACCCTACGTTCATCTTGCTTCATTTCAGCAAGTCTATAGGCAGCTCTTTTCTGCTCGATAACTTTGGGGTTATATAATTGTTCTGTGTTTTTCATTTTTCACCTATGAGAAGATAAGATCTCTAATCCAACCACCTATATCTCTGTCAGCTTCTAGATCAGCTCTAAGTTTTACAGCATCAAGTGTAGCATCTGCAGAAATTTTTTGCAAGACTACATTATTAATTCTGTCTTGTTCACTTTCAGCAGCTGTAAAAGCATAGTCCATAATATCACGCTCACGTTGCCAGATCTGATCCATCACGGAAGAAGTAAATGTATTAGAAGCAGCTGCGGCTGCAGCATTAGCTTCATTTTGAGCAGCTGTATTTAGTGTCGCTACGTTTTGTTTCCACTGTGCATTAGCCTGTGCTACAACAAGAGCATTGGTGGCATTGAATTGGTTACGTTGCTCTTTAATTTGAGCATTGAATTTAGCTGCAGCGTTCTTTTCTCCAGCATTAAATTGTGCCATAGCATTCTTTTGAGAAGCATTGAACTGGTTGGTTTGACTCTTAAGACTTGCCATAAACTGTTTAGTTTGATTTTCAGAAGAAGCATTAAATTGTTTAGCAGCATTCTCTGCAGCAGTATCTGAAAGAATGGCTTGCTGAATAGCCTGAGCTTTAAACATAGCAGTCTGCTGTTCGTTATTAAGATTAGCCATATCCATCTGCAAGAATGCTTGAGCATTTTGTACAGCAGCTTGCTGTGCATTAGACAAGTTTGCCATATCCATAGCTGCAATAGTAGCAGCATTCTGCAGTGTAGCTGCTTGCTCTGCATTAAGTTCTGCAAGACCTATAGTTTTCATAAGCTCTGAGTTATGAATCTTAGCTTGCTCTGCAGCAGTAAATGTAAGGTTAGCAGCATCAGCAAAACGTGCAGCATTAGTAATAGCTACCTGTTGTTGATTGTCAATCTTCTTACCCTGTAGTGCAGCTTCTAATTGAGCATTAGCAATATAGGCTTGTTGCTTGGCATTCATGTTAGCAAGATTAACCTGCATCTCATTAGCATTGTCTTGTAAAATACTTTGCTGACGATTGTTCAAGTTAATGTTATTAACCTCTGCATAACGTGCAGCTTCTGCCATGTTAGCTTGCTGTTGGTTGCTGAGATTTTGACCTTGCAAAGAAGCCTTAATTTGAGCATTGGCAATCACAGCTTGCTGCATATTAGATAGGTTTTGTGATTGTAATGAAAAAGCATTCTGAGAGTTTTGCAACGCAACTTGTTGTTCTGCATTAAAGTTAGCAAGCTCTACGCCTTGTTGTGCAGCAGCATTAGCTAAGGATATTTGTTGTTGACGGTTAAGGTTGTCCATCTTCATAGCACGGAATGCTTGTGCATCTTGAGAAGCAATAGGTAATGCAGACTCCATAGAAGCTTGCACAATAGCAGCAGCTGCCATAGAACTTCCACCAAGTCCACGAGCAGCCATAGCAGAGTTAGCAGCTCTCATAGCACCTGCAGCCCAAGCTGGAGTACCGTTATCAAATTGTTTCATAAGAGATGCAAGTTGACCCTGTACGGTGTCTTGAGCTTCAATCTTACCCTCTTTAAATTCTGCTAATGTTCCATCATCTACATTAAAAGATTTTAACTTAGCAGCAACTGCAGTAGCATCATCAGTTAGACCTTCCATAGTCATAGCTTCAGCAGCTGCCATTTCAGATTCAGCTATTTGTGCTGGTTCTGGGATTTCTTCTGGTTGCACTGTAGTCTGTGCAGCTTCTATATTATCTGGTACATTAGCTTCAGCTATCTCTGTTTTTACAGCTTCTTCATCTAGCCCTTGAGCTGTTGCCAGCTCATTTGAAGATACTTGACGTTTACCTGATGTAACTTCTTTAACATACTCAGGGTCCATCTTAGCAGCATCAGCTTTAGCATCCTTAGATACTTCACCTTCTGCTGCAGTTACTTCAGATTCATCTGATAATTCCCCTTGAGCTGCTGTAACACCCCCCTTTTTAAATTTACCCTCTGGCATACCTTTTATAAAACCCTCTGGTGCAGTATAACCACCCGTAGGAACCAGAACTATTTCACCTGTGGTAGGGTTATAAAAAGTTTCAGCAGCTTGAGTAACTTCTTGCCCTGCTGGAGGTGGGGTAAAACCTGCATCATCACTTGATACTTTCTTGTAGTCTCTTTCAACACCCTCTAAAGCCTCTTGAACTCCCTCTTGAGAAGTAGAGGCAGTGACTGTTTTAGCAGTAATATCTGTAGGTGCAGAAGCAACACTTGCAGCAGAATCTGCAGTAGAGATCTGATCAGGCGTACCAGTTATTTGACCCTCAGTATCACTAACAGTTGTGCCAGCTGTAGTAGGACTTATAGTATTTACGTCAGCTGTAGTAGTTAATGCTGTAGGATCTTGAGTAGCTTTTTGAACTAATTGTTGTTGGCCTTGCAAATTTTCTGCGCTAAGGCCTTGCATTTGTTTCTGATACTCGCTGGCCTGAACAGCTGCGTTACGTTTATCATCATTATATTTTTGATAAGCTGTTTTATCTTTATTGAAGAAATCAAAAACTTGTTGTCTTTGTTTTGGGTCAGTAGCGTTACCACTAGCATCAAGTTGTAATCCTTCATTACCAAGGATTGTATTTAATTCACCCCTCTTAGAATCCTCTAAATTCTTATAAAAATCATAAGCATCAAATGTGTTTACAGTAGGTTCTATAAACTGTGCAGGTTTTAGTGGTATAGGACTAAATTCTGTAGCACCACCCCTATTTAACCGTTTAAGTTTAGCAGCGTTTTCCATAATATTTTTTATCTGAGAAACAGAAGCTGAACCTTCCCTAGAAAGTTTTTCTAATACTTTTTTTTGTGCTGTACTAAATATTGCCATTCTTTTTATCCATTTACTACTTCGTTTAAACCCCAGATCATTGCACCTGTACCACCTAAGAATAATAACACACCTACAGTTAGTGATATCCCCCAGAACAATCTATCCCTAGCTTTGGCTTGTGCCTCTAGTGCTTCTTTATGTCTTTGCCTTGCTGCAGCTTGCTCTTTTACGACAAGATCCCACATGCCAGGTGGTCCATATAGTTGACAGGCTGACCTCAGCTCATCCATACATTCTTTGTGTTTCATCTTGGCTTGAGCTATAGCAAAGCCTTCTTCTTCAGATGAGCTTAGTCTACCTAGTGGGCCTTTGTGTTGACCTTTCTCAGCTAATTGTATTTCACTGTCAAGTTTTGCAAGTTTACCAAAATGAGGCAACAGATCGGATACATCACTCCCAGCCTTAATTGCAGAACTAACTGCACCAGCTATCTGAGTAACTGCACCTGCTAAAGCTAATACTTCTATCATTGTGGCAAACCTTATTAGTTATTACGAGATGCCATCTTTTCTACTGATGATCTTATTGCTTTTATGTTTTCATCAATACGGGCAAGTGCTATTGCTTGACTTTGCACAGATGCTTCTAATCTATTCATACGTTGTTCTATTGCTACGATGTCTTCTCTGTTAGCTTCAATGTCAAACATCATCATTGATACTGTCCATACGATAGCAGCACCTTGAACAACAAGACCAAATATTAAGGTTATAGGTACTGATTTGTTTAAGTGCCACTCTATGTTTTTCATTTACAATCACCCTACAAAGTATGTCATACCGACATTAAATCTAAAACTATCCATGATTTGTGCAGCTTGTAAATAACTTGCTGCTGTACCTGCAATAACATATATTTCTGCAGTATTACCTGCAATTCTAATAAAACCATTATTAGCACTGCTAGTACCAATTCCTGTTAGGATATGCAGGGAGCCTACACCCGCTAAGTTAGTGCTTCCACTTCCCACACTTGCCCCACCAAAGGGCAAACCTTTCATAGTAACCTGACCGTTTATAGAGCCTTTATCACTTAAATTTATTTCTGCTGTTATGTGTACTAAGTTTCCAATACGTGTGTACGAACCTGTATTCCAGTTATAAGTAATGCCAGTTGTAGACCCATTAATTTCTATAAAGGGAGTAAAGTCACCTTCCTCATACCAATCTAATAGTTTAGAATTTCCTGTTACACCTGTAACTGCAGAATAGCTATTAGCGTATTCTACGCCTTTAGCTGCCGTAGGGAGAAAGTTTCCATCTTTTAGTTTAGCACTATCAATACTCACACCATTAGCAGATGTAACCTCACTAATAGTATTAGTAGATACTGCAGTAAAAGATGGACTACTTGTAGTTGTTAGCTGTTGATTGATTGCTTTTACTGCTGCTTCACTTGCTAACTCACTATCCATAACAGCACCTGCAGCAGTAACATTAGCTGTATCCGTTACATCTGCTGAAGCTTCTATGCCGTTTAGCTTAGTATGATCAGCGTCAGTGAAAACATTGCTGTCCGTTGCGGCTTCAACTGCCGCTCTGATCTCAGCATTAGTTTGATCACCAGTTGCGCCAGTTTCAATGCCATTTAACTTTGTATGATCTGCATTAGTAAAAACATTACTGTCTGTTGCCGCTTCTACTTTGGCACGAATTTGCGCTGCCGTTTGATCTTCCTCAGTACCTATAACCCAATCCGTAACATGTCCGTATGTGTCTAGAGTAAGACCTTTTATATATTGCCTAGCAGAGCCAGACGCCAAACTAGCTGCTGATGATGTATCCGCATGACTAATAGTAACGTTACCAGTGCCGCCGCCAGTTAGCCCAGACCCAGCCGTGATCGTCTGATCGTCCTTTGCGTTATCCTCTATAGTGCTTAATTTATTATTTGCGTTTATAAGCGTTGTTTTATCTGCTGCAGACATAAACCCAGAAGCACTGGTAGTAGCATCAGACACAACTAAATTTGTACCAGAAACAGATAAACCTCCACCTAAACCTAACCAATTAAAAGATCCATTACTGTCATCCCAGAAAGCAATACGATCCGCATTAGGATCAGTTAAACTTTGTAAGCCCAAGTGACTGAGAGACACAGTACCTGTACCAGCAGCATCATCATAAGCTACTGCAATACCCGTACCTGCAGTTAGATTACCCCCTGTAATATCTTCAATATACTCTTCTAATGAAACAAGTCCTATATTTACTGTGCCATTAAGAGTTGTTGAAGTATTAACTGTTAAGTTATTGGTGTTAGTTGTAGTCAAAAAAGCGTTATCAAATCTAAGACCTGTTGTCCCTAAGTCTAAACTGGTTTGCCCTGACTTAGGTTGCATAGCGTTTGAATTAAACTCATAAGCTAAACTTGGGCCTACTGCTGTAATAGCAGGTCCATTTCCTGCAGTACCATCATGAGTATGTCCACTTGTACCAAAAGCTATCTCGATAGCGTTGTACTCTGCATTAAAATCTGCAGCATTAATAGTAAGACCGTCGGCAATATTATCTTCTACACCTACGCCTGTTCTTATATACCCTGCCATTTTTATTTCCTGTCCCTGTTTGCAAACTCTAATACTGCTGTATCAAGAGTAAAAGCCGGATTAGTTGATTTATCTTCTATTCGTAAACTTACTGTCGTACCAGAACCCTGAACATTTATTGGGAACTCTGTTTTTAAGGACAGTCCATAATTAGCTGATCCATAAATTGCTTGACCACCACCAAAAACAAAAGTTGCCGATCCAGCATTAGTTATATTATAACTGGTTGGTTGAAGTGTTTGTGTATCTCCACTAAACTGAAAATTGTACTTTAACTTTACATCAAAAGACATAGCAGAAGTAGGTTCAGCAAAAATAGTAAGTTTATAAAATGTCTTTCTTATTTCAGAATCATTAATAGGCATATAAGGAGATTCATAAACAGAGTCAATAACTTGACCATCAAAGCTATGGCCATCTTCTAGTTTATATACATAACCGCTATCATTACCAATGACTGTTAATTCAGAAGAACCTGTAAATTTACTATCAGCTACGTTTACTTTAATACCTTTAATTGTAGCAAAACCTACACTACTTGACCCTTGAGAACTAAATTTTGTAACTACCAGTCCCCTAGAAGTACCTTGCTTTTGTGTAGATTGATAATTAAATATTCTATACTGGGCCTTAGTTTTTAAAACTAAAGAACAAAAAGAATTAGAATTTAAAGTAAAGTTTTTAAAATCTTTTACAATAACATCTGATGGTATATCTAAACCAAAGTCACCAATACGATCTGTAGCACTTAAAAGCCTAATTCCATCTGGAGCTAAATAAATAACATCTCCACCAAACTCTTGTATAGTGTCAGGGTCAATACAACCTATTCGTTCTGTAATAGGTTGGAGTAAAAAATCTGCAGCAGTATTGCCAGTTAGTCTTTTGATAGATTTTTCTGTAAAAATAATTAGTTGTTCACGAAAAGTTATTAGTCCTGTTATATTATCTATAATATTTATAACCCCTGCATTGTTTGCAGGACTAAAATCATCAGCAGTAAATGGAGCTGTAAAATAAAGTTTATTACCCTTACCATAAAAAACAGTACTTTTAAAAACTGTAATGTGACTTGAACCTTGTATGTCGCTACTGTTACTAGAAGATAAGTGAGTTAAAGAATCGTTAGAAGTATTATATATGCAAGGGTAGTTTACACCGTCTACAAAAACAATTTTTTCAGTACCGTCAAGATTAAAAGTAGCAGATCTTACTTTATTACCTTCTGTACTTGAGGTGTTTTCTGTAAGCGCAGTCCAGCCAGATCCATTACTCATAAAAAATTGAGTTCTATTATTAGAGTTTTTTCTCGCTGCTAATACTTTAGTAGAACTTACAACTTTAACGCCTTTTATTTCACCACTTCCAGTAACTTGATTATTATCAAATTTAGAAAAACCTTTTATTTTAGTGTAGCCACCTTCCTTATTAGGTTCAAAGTTTTGTAAAATTGTGGCAGAGCCTACAGCATTAGTACCTTGTTGTAAAGGACTAAGGTTACTTATTAGCCCTCCTCTAAACTCTATAGGAAATGTTTGCCACTGTATAGCCATTAGTAATGTACTCTTGTATCTTTTAAGTATTCAGTTCTATTTATAAAAAGACTTCTTAAGTTTTTTATACCCTGTTCAAATTTTTGCAGGGAAAGTTGCGCACCATTAACATCACCCTGAAACAAATAAACATAGTACATAGAACCTTCTACTATAACATGACGATACTCTTCAGGTAAGGTAGGTACATCATCTGGCAAAGTTAAATCAAAACCTTTGCTATAGTATTCATATACTACTTCATAAGCTTTATCAGGAGAAGGAACAAAAATAAGTTCGTTACTAGGAGATCTTGCAACAAACTTAGGTATTCCTCTGACTAATGTACTAGAGTTATACTCTAAATCTATATATTTGTCAAGGTATTCTTCATAATTTAACACTTTAAGTTTACATGTAATTATGTTTAAAGAGTCGTCACGTTTAATACGAAAGCTATTCATGTTTACTGTTTTGCAATCGTAGGGTAAGGAGTACCTAACTTCTCCTGCAACTAATACTTCTTCTTCTTCTCTATGATTAAAAGGCCACTCAAACTCTTCTTGATTTATGTGACGTATTGAAGAGTTTACAGAATCTTTTGCAAGACTGTAATAACCTTTAGTACCTTCAAAGTTGCTAGAAGTTAGTTCTACTTCATTAAGTCTGCGGTTAATATCATTAACTAATCCTAAGTAATTATATGCCATTTACTTTTCCTTAATCCTAATAAAAATAGATCTTTCATAAGTAAGACCTTCTGCAGTAGTGATCTGACAGTAAATCTTGTACCTATTATTATTAGTGCCTAAACCTAGTCTTATAGTAGAAACTGTACTGGTGTTAGTTTTAGATGCAATTAAAAGACCATGTATAGTCTGTGGTAAAGAATTAAAATCTACCTCAGTCTTAACCTCACTAGCATTATCTACAAACCATTTTACAGACGTTATTGTATCATCGCCTAAAAACCTAGACCAATCTACATTGTAGTCTAGTTGTTCATCTTTATCTTTGTCGGGCCACTTTAAAGCCATAACATTCTCCTATACATAAACAGTATTAAACCTGTTTGTTTTTGGTACATAAACAGTTGTATTAGTTTCAACTACATGATTAGTTGTAACTCTGTTTATTTGAGGTACGTACACCGTCTTATTGTCTTGCATAATATAAACCGTATTATTATCTGCTGCTTTAAGTACATAAACTACACGATCTCTATCATAACTATCTGAGT